GCTCGACACGGACGATCAGTTGGGTAAGCTACAGATAACAGGCGATGAAACAGTTGAGATATCGTATAAGGCACCTGGCGGCGATTCAGCGAACTATAAGTTCGCACTTCACGCACTCGAGGATCTTAAGTCAGAGGGCACTCAGAAGGCCAAGTCGTATACATTAAAGGTCGTATCAGAAGAGGCTCTTCATTCTAAGACTAATTACGTACAGAAGAGCTTTAACTCTCCAATATCTGATATGGTTAAAGATATCCATAAGAACTTTATGAAGAGCGAAAAACCTCTTGAAGTCGAAGACACTAAGGGTAAACAGAAGGTAATTATCGGTCATGAGAACCCATTGAAGGCGACTGATATCGTTCGCCGCCGTAGTATTTCTAATGAGAACAAATCATCAGCCTACGTTTTCTTTGAAACTAGAAACGGCGGTAATCAGACGTTTAAGTTTACCACTATCGAAAAGCTATTTGGCGAAGAGGCAATTAAAGACTTTCAGCAGTCAGACGCTATTAACAGCAGCATAATGAATCAGGCTGATAACAATATCATTGCATATGAAGTACCAAAACAGTTCTCATCTACAGAGCGTATCTCTATTGGAGGTAAGACAAGAGTGTCTACCTTTGACGTCAGGACTCATACGTATAAGACTAAAGACATTGACACTGACTCCACTCAGTATAAAATGGGCGGTAGTGGTGACTACGACTCTTCGACATTTAAATCTAAGTATCAACAACCAAAGATACCAACGCAAGCTATGATACCTGTTGATACCTCTCAGAGACCTGTAACTAATATAGCCGAACAAACAGCTGATCAGCAGGCATTTTTGTCTTCATTGATGCAAAATGCCGTAAAAGTCAGGGTGTATGGTGATGCAAAGCTTGCGGCTGGGTACGTAGTAAATGCCAAAATTCCAAATAAAGTCAGTACAACAGACAATGCAGAAACAGATTCGATGCTATCTGGTAAGTTCCTGATATCAAGAATACATCATCAAATTGGTACTGCAGGCGAACGACCAAGGTATACGTGTGTTATGGAACTGTTAAAAGGTAATATTGAGAAGGGCGTATAATGACCGAAAGAGATTTTGGTAGAAATAGATGGATAGCTGAAGTTGTCAATGTGAAAGACCCTGATCAGTCTGGTCGCGTACAAATACGTATCATTGGTAGGCAGGATGATAAAGAGAATATTAAAGACGAAGACCTTCACTGGGCAATACCAATGCAGCCTGTTACTTCAGCTGCATACGGTAAAATTGGCCAGACACCATTAGGTCTCGTTAGAGGTTCAAAGGTCTATGGTGAGTGGTTCGATTTAGATTGTCAGCTACCAATTGTTTTGGGTAGTCTTGGTAAGGCTGGTGACCCTAAAGAGGGCGGCGATACATCTGATGGCATTCCTGAAATCGATACTAAGAAGGGCAGCATACCAGGTCCGGCTCAAAACTATAGTGACCCAACGCCAATTAATCCTTATAGCAATTTGTTTGGTAGCAAAATTGATATCAATAAGATTAACAATGAGAAATCAGAAGATTTCAAAACAATAGCAACATACACGCCAACAACTGGCATCATCAATAATGAAAAGGTTGATGAGAAGCTTAAAGAGCCAAAGAAACCAACAACTGCATCAGCTAAAAAAGATGATACAAGTGATGTCCTTGATATCGTAAAAGATGTTGACCCAGATAAGAAAAGCAGGGTATTACCAGAAGCAGCTGATGGGTTTAAAAAAGTTCAAAACATAATGAGTATGACGAGCCCAGCTGGGTTATCTAAGCTGTTGAGTGGTGGTATACAAGGCGCCATCGGTGGGTTAGCTAAGGGTCTTGGTATGGGTAACGTTATGGGCGCGTTAACTAATGTATTAAAACAATCAAACCTTCCGCCAGAGGTTCAAAATGCATTGCGATCAGCTTTGGCTAATGTCGCTAAAACAGCAATGAGCGGCGGTCAAACTCAAAGTGCAGTCAGTACGACAGTACCTAGATATAACCCAGCTAAAGGCGCACCGCCAACGGGGTTGTTAGTCGCTTCCGTTGCTGGTACGTTCGTGCAGCAGTATTTCGCTTTAGATAAAGAACCTTATCCAGGTTATATTCAATGGGTTGATCATACGTCAGGTAAAATATCGTACACGCAACGTGGTAACGAACCGCATTACCCTTCGGCTCAAGCTCATATACAAGGTAATTCAGCTGCTCAATTAATCAACGGTTTGACTCCAATATTAACAAAGGTCGCTCAGAGCGGAACTTTATCTAATGCTGATATAACTAAAATAGCAACAACGCTAACTAAGTCTATGGGGGGCGTTTCAGCTGATGGGCTATCAAAGGTGCTTGGTAAAGGCGCTGATTTGAAATCTATAATGAAGCTCGCAATGAAGCTCATACCAAATATAGCTGGCGCAATTGATAAATTAACTGGTGGTCATCTACCTAAATCAGTATTAGACACTGGCAAAGTAGAAAGCTCTATGAATGACTTTACTAAAAATCAATCATTGCTGGCTATGAAGAAAAAAGAAATGAAAACAGCTGTCAATCCAGAGTCACCAGCGGAACAAGACGCTCAGATACAAGCTTACAACGACCACGTCGCCAAGGGCGATACATCTATATCAGGAGAGACAGGCGCGTTTGGAGCAGCTGCTGATCAAGCAGCAGGTAACGCTGCAGCCGCTGGCGCCGGAGCAGCAGCACCTATGATTACGAACGACACGCAGAAGATAATTGATAATCAACAATCTATTCAGGGCGTTGGCCCATTAGCCACTGGTTCAGCATTCGGATAAAGGTTAGCCATGACAACAGAGTATGATCCAAATAACGCTCACCCTAAAATACCTTTTAAAGGCACATACCCAAACCTCTGGGTAACTCAAAGGGCTGACGGTAGTCAAGAGATACGAAGTTTAGACCCAGGCAACGAAAGCTTTTTCGAAATTCAACCGACTGGTAATTATAGCGGTCATGGTCCTGATGGCGCATTCATTAACGTGACCGTTGGTAAACAACACAGTTACAACGCCGACGGTACATCTCAGACAACGGATGGTCACAGTGACACTAAGGTGAGTGGTTCTAACCGTTCATCTATTGCTGGTAGTGATCACTCTGAAACAGCCGGGAACAAATACGATGGTGGCGGAGGCGTTAAAGTCTCTGGTACAAAAGGCTCTCAGATAACTCATTCAGATGGCGATATGTTTCACGTCAGCGAGGGTAATATAGTTACTGATCATACAGGCTCAGTGAATCATAATTACACTGGCGATTTTGTTGATCAGGTAAACGGCAGTAAAGTAAACATGATCAAAGGCGAGCATGCTGTCAACATATCGGAGGGCAACTATGATATGCAAATTGACTCTGGTAAAGCCAGGATGTGGGCGTCAGATGACATACTGATCGAAAGCACAACTAAGATAACATTGAAGGTTGGTGACTCTACAATCGTTATCGAACCATCGGTAATTACAATCAAGAGCGCCAAGGTTGATATTAATCCATGAGCCACGAATTTGTTATACTAAACAACGGCGTATTAGAAACTTACACTAAATATGAGGATATACCCGAATCGTTTGATCATGTAATTAAGTTTTTACCTCAGATTCCTGAACCGCCACATACAGAAGCTCAACACGAAGAAATAGAGCAATGGAACGATAAGCTTCAAGAGCTTATGAAGAGGGAAAGATAATGCCAGCAGCAACAAGAATAGGTGATGCAGACGTAGCTCATTGTTCTGGAATGACAAGAGCTCAGGGCTCTCCAAACGTATTTGTAAACGGTATTGCTTGGAGCCGTCAGGGGGACAATAACACAGATCACCTTCTACCTGGTACGCCTTGCCCGTCTCACTCTGCGCCCATCGCCTCTGGCTCTTCAACTGTATTCATTAACGGCAAGGGCGCTGGTCGCGTTGGTGACGCTGTATCTGATTGCACTTCAGTGGCAGCTGGTTCGCCAAACGTATTCGCAGGGGGATAATATGCTAGCAACAAGAGCAGATAAGTATACACAAATACAGAGGCAAGAGTATTTCTCTGATTTCCTCAATAACTTCGATAGTCACCCTGTCAATAACACGCTCGCCAAAATATCGAATGAAAACTCGGTCAAGCAGTCGATAAGGAATTTGATACTCACCAACCTCGGCGAAAGGTTGTTTCAACCAACCATCGGTTCTAATATCAGACATTCGTTGTTCGAGCCAAACGATGTGATCACAGCCGAGAACATAACGAATTTCGTTAAGAGTACAATCAATCAGAACGAAAAGAGAGCTTTCCTTATGTCGGTTCAAGTTTACCCAAACCCCGATAAGAACGCATTTAATGTTAACGTTATTTTCTCTCTGATAAATAATAATACGCCTATCCAATTAAACGTAATTCTTAAAAGAGTAAGATAATGGCAAATAGCTCGTTAAGCCTTGTATCATTAGACTTTGATAGTTTGAAATCAAATTTCAAAACATACCTGAAAGCTCAAAGCGTATTCAAAGACTATGACTTCGAAGGCTCAAATATGAACGTCTTGTTAGACGTGTTATCATATAATTCATATTTGAACTCTTTTTATCTTAACATGGCGGTTTCAGAGGGCTTTTTAGATTCAGCTCAGATGAGAAGCTCTATTATCTCTCACGCCAAGGAATTAAACTACACCCCTAGATCATCAAGGTCAGCCAAGGCGTTAGTCAACCTTTCTATTCAGGTTGTTTCCGGCACAGCAAAAACAATCGAAATACCAAAGGGTTCGCAGTTTAGCGGCTTGAACGCCAATGGCGGCTTCGTGTTCACTACATCAGAAACGCATATATTAAACTCAACTTCATCTACGTTCACTATCAACGATTTAGACATATATGAAGGCACGTATGTCAACGAAACATTTACCGTCGACAATTCAATTGAAGGTCAGAAATTCGTTATATCTAACAAGAATGTAGATACAAACAGTATTCAAGTTACAGTGGCCGAGAACGATGGTTTGGATGTATTAGATTTCTTTCAGGCTTCTACACTATACAGTATCAATAAAGATTCTAAAGCGTATTTCATACAGTGTACATTAGACGGTTATTATGAAATTGTATTTGGCGACGGCGTATTTGGTAGAGTGCCACAAAACAATGCGACTGTATTGGCGACATATCGTATCACAAACGGTTCTGCTGGTAATGGCGTGACTTCATTCACTGTCGATAAAGACATTGGCCTGTACAACGGAGTAAGCGCCATTGTAAGAGTTTCCACTATGACTAATTCTATTGATGGAGACAATGCGGAGAGTAACGATTCAATTAAGTTTAGAGCTCCGAGGCATTATCAGACTCAGGATAGAGCTATTACGAACGGCGATTACGCCAATATGATATACGAAAATTATCCGGAAGTTAAGGCAGTAAACGTATACGGAGGCGAAACGTTATTCGGTTCAGTTGAATATGGTAAGGTGTTTATCTCTGTTGTTAGCAGATCTGGTGCCGCTATAACCAATTCATTGAAAACTGATATCGTTTCGTATATTTCTAATAAGAATTCAATTTCAATTACGCCAGTGATCACTGACCCTGATTTCCTTTACATTGTACCTTCGATCATTGCAACAGTTAATTTCAACAACACGAACTTATCACCAGCCGATATTAAGAGCCTGATATCAACGAACGTTTCCAGTTATAATTCATCAACACTTCAAAATTTTAACATTGCATTCAGGTATTCGAAGTTTTTGACTGCAATGAATAATACAAACGAAAGCATAGAGAGCGTTCAGCTGTATAATTTGTTAAAGAAAATAACCAACCCTAAGTTGAATGTTAGTTCTCCGATAACACTTTCGTTCAATAACGAACTAACGCCCGGCACTTTGATTAGTAGCGAGTTTTTACTTAATGACGGCAACGTATACGTAATCACCGACTACAACCCGAACAATAACACTTTCACGAGAACTGGCCTACAATCATCTTACACGATTGTTAATACGAACAAAGTACTGTATATCAAACAAATATCAGCTGCCAACATTCAAAATTACACCGAAGTCGGCGCCATTGATTATGATAAGGGCGATATACAGATAAAGTCATTGACTATAATTGATTACCTTGGTGGAGCAGGAGTAGAGTTTTTCGCTTCACCTAAGCTGGAAGATATATACG